AGGGCGATTACAATGTTGATGCGGTAGGGGCTTCCGTTCTTCTGGCAAAGGACAACCAAACGGCTGCCCTGATTAACGCCTTCAAGTTAAAAGCAGACCCGGATGTTTCAACCGTCATTGACTGGCCAAAGGCAATACGAATGTTCTTTGCAAATCAGGGCCTTGACGTTGTGAAGGACGAGGAAGAAATCAAGCAGGTCCAGGCAAATATGCAGCAGGCCGCGCAGCAGGGAGGCCAGCAAGATCCGCGTATTGCCGGGCAGATGCAGATTGCACAAATGCGCTCCCAGGGCGAAATGCAAAAAGCGCAACTCACACAGCAATCGGATATGAAAGAATTGGAGTTAAAGCGTGAGATAGAAACGGCAAACATTCAATTCAAGGCTGACCAGGCCGCACTTGACAGGCAATTACAGCTTCAACTGAAACAGATGGAACGTGAAATCAAGATGATGGAACTGTCTCAATCGAGCCAGCAATCAATCGAATCCATCAAAGCGCAATTGTCTGAAACAGCCATGAAACTGAACGTGCAAAAGGAACTGTCAAAGCCTCCTGTAGTAACGCCGGAAACGTCAATGCCGCCGACAGAACCGAGCCAGCAAGCGCCTACTGGAAGGGCCTATCAGGAATGAGCGAACAGCAACCATTTATCGACCTGTATTCTCCGACTTGGCACACACTTAAAAAGTGGGCCGAGGCTGAACTTGTCAAGGCAAGGGAGAAAAACGATTCGCTGAAGATCGACCACGACAAAACAACGGCGCTCCGGGGCCGGATAAAGGTGTTGAAAGAAATCCTTGCAATGCCTGAAAAGATAAAGGAAACGATAGAAAAAATATAGATTGACCGTTAAAATCAGGGTTCAGCGTACAATCCCGGCCAGGATCGAAGCTGACGTAAGCGTATGAAACGGCTGATAAGGGGCCTTATCCCTCTTGTTAGCCGTTTTTTTGGCCCTGAAATTTACCACACAACAATAGAGCCGGTTATCCCGCCTCAAAGATCACCCTCCGAAAGCAGGGGAAGGAAAGTAAAAATGCCAGAAGAACAAGAAGTACAACAAGATGATGCGGCTATCAGGGCGGAAATAGCAAGTCAGGTTTTTTATGGCGATGATGTCATACAAGAGATAGCGCCACCATCGGAAGAAACTGAACCGATAGTTCAGGAGCAAATTCAAGAAGAAGATCCGTGGGCCGGGGTTTCACCCGCCCTTCGGACTCAATTTGATGCGCTTCAAGCAAAGGTTCAGGATTTTGACAAGAAGGTTCTGGATTTTGACAAGGCCGCTTTCAGGCTCAAGCAAACCGAACAAAGGATTGGATCACTCACAAATGAAATTCATGCAGCGAAACAGGCCGCAATCGCAGCTCCAAAGGCTCCGACACAAGATGAGATTGAGGCGGCTGCCAAAACAAAGCAGGCATGGGACGAACTGAAGAACGATTTTCCTGAATGGCAGACGGCAATAGACGGACGGCTCGCCGCAGAACGCGCCGAGATAACCCGCAACATGCTTGATGCTAATGCCGTAAGAGCCGAGATCGACGGCAAGACAGGGCAAACTAAGATCGAAATAGAAGCCAAGATCGAACGCCTTGTCGAACAGGCCAAATTAGAAATGAGGCATCCTGATTATGAGGAAGTGAAAGAAAGCCCGCAGTTCACGGCATGGTTGAACGCTCAACCACAGAATATCCGGGAAACCGCATATTCAAGCGCAAGAGCCAAAGACGCCTCTAGCATCCTTGATCTTTATAAGGAGTCTCAAAAACCGACAAAAACAGCCGGGGAAATCAAAGCGATAAACAAGCAAAGGCTACAGCAGTCGCAGACTTTCCCAGGCAGACAATCACAGCCCATTAAAAGCGAGGCTGATATGACCGATGCGGAATACAGGGATCACATTGCCGCGCAGGTCTGGAAAAAGAAGGGAACATAACAAATGACTACTCAACTGTATGGAACCGTAGCATCCCGGAATATAATCCGGGCAGAAATGGAAATGCTCAAATTTGCCGACACGATTCAGGTCTTGGGTAAATTTGGTTCGCAGAAAATTCAACCGCTCAGAAAGAGCGATACCGTGGTATTTCGGCGCGTTCAGCCGTTTAACGTAGGCGCAAACGGAACCGCGCAGATCACCGCAGCCAACTTTGTAACCTCAGAAGGCGTGACGCCGACAGCAAACGGGATCAGTTACGTTGATGTGACGGCAACCCTTCAGCAGTACGCTGTTTTGTTCAAGTATTCGAGCAAGGCAGAGTTGATGTATGAAGACGACATTCCGGGCGATATGACCAAGCTGACCGGGGACACCCTGGGAGAAGTAGCCGAACTGGTCTGCTACGGGCAACTCCGGGGCGGAACCAATGTTATCCGCGCAAACGGGTCAACAAGGGCTGCAATCAACACGCCTATCAGCCTTAACAAGCTGAGAAGCGCAGCCCGCACCATCGGAAGAAACCGTGGCAAGATGGTCACAAAGGCCATCAATCCCGGCCCGAACTTCGGAACATCAGCAGTGGAACCAGGCTTTATCGTGTTTCATCATGTGGACTGCTCCGCTGACGTTCGCAACCTGCCCAAGTTCACCCCGCGTGTGAATTACGGATCTGCCATCACCCCGCTGCATGAAAACGAGATTGGCGAATGTGAAGGCTTCCGGTTCATCCCCTCCCCGTTGTTTGCTCCATTTCTGGCGCAAGGGTCTGGAACAATTAACGGCATGGTTTCTGCGGGCGCGGCTGCTGTTGATGTGTATCCAATGCTCGTAATGGCAGAAGACGCCTGGGGGCATATCAGCCTCAAAGGTAACGGCTATACCGGGATTTCTCCAACCGTTATTCCTGCCAACGTCAAGAACCACGCCAACCCCGCAGGTATGTTCGGGTTTGTCGGCGCTGACTTCTGGTACGCGGCCATTCGTCTCAATGAGAACTGGATGACCCGGATTGAAGTTGGGGTAACTGACCTTTAATTGGTAACGGAAAGGAGGCCACATTATGGCCGAGAGCATTAAACAAAGACTGAACGCGCTGTCAAATCTACCGGATGCGTATGAGGTTAAATTCCTTGAGGACGCAGCCCTTGCTGATCTGACGGCGTTAAGGGCGACTATGGCGCTTATTTATGCCGATTGCGTTGCCCTTCGCACCAAACTGGCTGCTGATATCGTTGATGTTGCGGCTATGAGAACGCCAATTGCCGCAACCGTAACAGATGTAGCAGCTATGAGAACGCCGATAGCTGCCACGGTAACGGACGTTGCAGCCATGAGAACGCCCATTGCCGCAACCGTTGTTGATGTTGCGGCTTTAAACGCAAGGCTCAACACTGCAATGATTTCACATCCGGGTCTTGTGATCGGGTCTGCGTCCAAAAAAGTACCAAAAGCTGGAAACGCAATTCAGGCCGTTGTCGGTGGAACGCTTGTTTTTAAGGCCGCCGACACCGCAATGAGCGCAATAACCGGAACCGTCGCACAGAACAAGTTTGCGATATGGGCGTTTTACATGGACAGTGCCGGAACGATTTCATCCAGTACAAAAACGGCTGATGCAAATACCGCCGCTGCTGCCTATGTACTCTTACCTGCTATTCCGGCAAACAAGGTTCAGATCGGGTTTATCATTGTAACAAGCGTCGCCATTGGTGGGTTTGTTGCAACAACGGACGATCTGGACGTTGCCGACTCAACGGTTATTTACGTTGACAGTATTGGAATCCAGGCCCCGGCGATCACGCTTACCGCCGCTGCCCCTGCGGCTCTTACCGCGTCAGCACCTGCCGCATTGACCGCTTCGGCTCCTGCGGCATTAACGGCTTCAACGCCTGCGGCTTTAACCTCTGCTGCCCCGTCAGCTTTGACGCTGGCTGCTTAACCAAAAAGGATAGGTGATTACCATGACTATGAATTTAAACGAACTACCGAGAGGCGGGACTTGCTGCTTCTCCAAAGCAGGGCTAGTTATCAGCTCTACTCCGGCAAACATCGGAATTGCGGCCCCTAACGGGGCAGGTGTTGATTTTGCAATCAACGGGATTTTGTATCACAAAGCCGACGCTGCCGATGTCGCCATGACCGCCGCTGCCGCCCAGGGGCTTTTGTCAACGTGCCTTTATCTGGTGTGCCTGGATTCTTCTGGAACACTCAGCACGGTAAAGGGGACGGCAAAACTGAACGCCGACCTGACAGCAGGAAACGCCGTTTTGGATTGGCCTACTCCTGCCGCCGACACATGCCCTATCGGAGCCGTCAAGGTTCAGACGCTCACAAGCGGAAACTTTACGGCTGGAACGACCGCGCTGACTCCTGCGGCCACCCTTGCCGTGACGTACTATGATCTGTTCACAATCCCCGTTTCCCCCTTAACTTCTTAACCTAACCGGGGGCTTAACCGCCCCCATACCCAACAAAGGATGAAATTTTATTTATGGGAAGGCCCTCTAAGTTTTACGGCGCACATGATGAAATGCTGCCTCAGAACAAGATCATTCCTCTTTCGGAAGTTGGCGACCCCGGCCCAATTGAATTGGTGTCAGATGTCAATTTCGTGCCGGAAGCAGAACTTGAATCGTTCATGAATGAACTTGTAACCATCAGGCTTCATCAATCTGCGACGGAAGGCGACTTGTTAATCGAAACCCCGGCTGTCAACGGCGTGAATATGCCGATTATGCGGGGAAAGCCTCAAGCTGTGAAGCGCAAATACGTTGAGGCTCTTGCTCAGTCAAGAATCATCACTTACGCCCAGCAGCAGTTAAACCCGGCGGATATGTCCGATATTTCAATGGTGGAACGCTCTACCTTGAAATACCCATTTGAGGTATTGCATGATCCAAATCCGATTGGAAGGCAATGGCTTGATGCCGTATTAGCGGCACAGTAAGGAACCTGATATGACAAGACTCGAATTAGTGCAGCGTTTATGCCGGGAGGCAGGGGCCGGGAACGTCCCTTCAACAACCATCGCTCAGACAGGGGAATATCTACGGTATGTCAACTGGATTGACGCTGCCTATGACGAGATTCAAAGCATTCACCACAATTGGAATTTTCTACGGGCGGATATCTCTTTCAGCACTTCCTCATTGTCTGTTTTGATTCCAGAATTTGGCTCATGGAAACCTGATAGCTTCCGGTGTTACTTGACTGCAACAGGCGTTTCGGATGAACAGTTCCTTGGATACATGGAATGGGATACTTTCAGGGACGCTTATTACTTTGGCACAAGCAGAAGCCAGACCGGGCGTCCGTCAATAATTGCGGTAAAACCAAACACCGACCTTCTTGTTTGGCCCACAGCAGACGATGATTACACCATCACCGGGGAATACTTCATGAGGCCGCAAGTGCTTGCCGCCGATATTGACGAGCCTGTGTTCCCGCTGCATCAAATGGCAATCGTGTGGAAGGGCCTTGAATATTACGGGGCTTATTCCTCCGAGCCGGACAAGTACGCAATGGGGCAATCGCAATTCAAAAAGCTGATAAGAAAGCTCGAAATGAGTCAAACGCCTGAAATGCTATGGGGGCCGCCACTGGCATGAAAAGACTCCCGCAAGTCACGTTAAAGAACGAGTATATACCGTTTAAGGGCGGGTTCGATACCGAAACGCCTCAGATCGTGATGAAGCCAGGCGTTGTCACGCGCGGCCAAAACTACGAACAGGCTGTTAATGGCGGATATCAAACCGTAAAGGGGTATGAACGCTTTGATGGAAGAACAAGTCCGTCAGATGCAACCTATTCCGTCCTGGCCGCAAGTTCAATTCTTGCCACTGCCGTTGTCGGAGGCACGCTTACCGGGGCGACATCGCACGCAACGGGCGTTATTATCGCCGTCACCACAACTTATATTGTCATTACGAAAACAACAGGAACCTTCACCGCAGAAGATGTAACGGTTTCCGCTGCTCCTGCCGGGCATGTTACTGGGTATTCATCCATTTCAGATGCAAAAACAAACGCTCAATATATTGCCCTTGCCGCAAATGTTTACAGGGCGTTGATTCAAGTTGTCCCCGGTTCGGGGGCAATCCTTGGCGTTTGGTATTATGGAGGCAAAACATACGCCTTTAGAAACAATGCCGCCGGGACTGCTGCCGTTATGCACGTTGCCACATCTTCCGGGTGGGCAGAGGTTACGCTTTATAAAGAACTTTCCTTTACAACCGGCGGGGCAATATCCGGCGTTATCATCCCGGAAGGCGCTGTTATAACCGGGGCGACATCGCACGCAACAGCAACAGTAGCAAGGGTCGTTACACAGTCTGGTTCATGGGCCGGAGGGACGGCTGCCGGAAGGCTTATTGTTACGGGCCAGACCGGGACGTTTCAGGCAGAGAACCTGACATCAGGCGGCGTTGTTGCGGTTGCAACGGGCAACAGCGCACAAATATCATTTGCAGTTCCGGGCGGAAGGTTCAACTTTGTAAATGAAAACTTCGGCGGCGGCGTAACAACAGAGCGAATGTACGGGTGCGACGGAAAGAACCGGGGCTTTGAGTTTGATGGAACGGTGCTTGTTCCTATCGTTACCGGTATGACGGTAGATACCCCTGAACTTGTCTGCGCCCACAAGTGGCATTTGTTCTTTTCCTTTTTTGGATCAGTTCAGCATTCGGCTCCAGGAGAGCCATATAACTGGACGGTTATTTCCGGCGCGGCTGAAATAGGAATCAGTTCAGCCATTACCGGGTTTATCTCAATGCCGGGATCTCAAACGTCAGCGGCTCTTGCCATTTTCGCCAAGAATGAAGTTGCGGTTTTGTACGGAACAGGCTCAAGCAACTGGAACATGGCTACCTTTAAAAAAGAGATAGGAGCCTACCCGTATAGTGTCAAGCTCTTTGGCAATGTGCTGTTTCTGGATGACCGAGGCATAACAAACATGGTTGCAAGCCAGGTG